TAGGAGGTTAAATGGCTAACACCACCTCGGGAACAACGACGTTCGATAAAACTTTTGCTATTGATGAAATAATAGAAGAAGCTTTTGAACGTATCGGGCAGCAAAATGTTGCTGGTTATCAATTAAAAAACGCTAGAAGAACATTGAATATATTACTTCAAGAGTGGGGTAATAGAGGTATTCATTATTGGGAAATAGATGAACTCGATATGGATTTAATTGAAGGACAAGCAGAGTACGATTTTTTTAGATCCAGTGATGATGGCACAAGTGCTGTATCAACACCAGCAAGTGTATTTGGTATGTCCGATGTCCTTGAGGCACAGTTAAGGTCTAATAGAACTTCAACAGATCAATCAGATAGTCCGATGACAAAAGTAGATAGATCTACTTATGCAGGTTTTTCTAATAAATTATCTAAAGGCACACCTAATCAATATTGGGTAGAAAGATTTATCGATAAAGTAAGAATACATATTTATCCAACACCTGATTCTACAAACGCGTCTAAAGACATGCATTTTTATTACATAAAAAGAATACAAGATGTGGGTGATTACACTAATGCAACTGATGTTCCATTTAGATTTGTGCCTTGCATGGTATCAGGATTAGCATATTATCTAGCTATGAAATATGTGCCACAATTAACTCAAACAATGAAATTAGTTTATGAGGATGAGTTTGCAAGAGCGTTAGCAGAAGATGGTTCTGCATCTAGCACACACATTACTCCTAAAGCATACTATCCAGGAGCATAATGGCAAAGTACGCAACAGGTAAATACGCAAAAGCAATATCAGATAGATCTGGTATGGAGTTTCCATACAAAGAAATGGTTAGAGAATGGAATGGATCTTTTGTTCATGTATCAGAGTTTGAACCAAAGCAACCACAATTAGAACCAAAACCTATGAACGGTGATGCAATATCTTTAAGACACGTAAGACCAGGTAGAACAGAAACAGCTGTTCCAAAACTTTTACCATTAAATCCATTTACTACAACAAATGGATCTACAACAATATCTGTAAATGAACCAGATCATGGTAGATCAACAGGAGATACTGTTAGATTTAGAGATGCAAGTGTTGTTGGAGGAGTTGCTGCAGCAACTATAAATTTAGCTACGGGATATACAATTACTAAAACAAACGATGATAATTATACCTTTGCAACAGCCACAACATCTAGTATAAGTGAAACAGGAGGAGGCGGTTCTGCATCGGCAGGACCAGTAACGGTAACAGCATGATTAAAAAAATAAAAAATTTTATATGTAGTTTATTTGGTATTAAACAATGTGCATGTCCTGAAAAGGATGAACATCTTCAACTATATGAAGATATGCCAGAGCCAGAAACCCCAATGTACACAGATGTTGATGGTAAAGCAGTAAAATGTGGGACACACAATAGATACAAAAAAAGCTGTCCTATTTGTAGGGAAGCAGCAGGGATAATATAATGGCAGGATTAAGTGCATCAGGATTAAAAACACAAATAAGAAGTTATACAGAAACAGATTCAAATGTATTAACAGATGCTGTTTTAGAAAATATTATTTTAAATGCACAATATAGAATAATGCGAGATGTTCCTATTGATGCAGATAGAAAACAACAAATAGGTAATTTTGTGGCGGGTCAAGATCAAGTAAATGCTCCGGCTGGATGTTTATTTATAAGAAGCATACAAGTTTATGACTCTACATCAGCTACAACAGGTGCTAATTCATATTTAGAAAAAAAAGATTACACATATCTACAAGAATATGTGCCCTCTACTGAGTCTGCAAAAAGAGGTAAACCTAAATATTATGCTATGTATGGAGGAGCAACAGGGGAGTCTGACACCACTTCAGGACGTATAGCTTTGGCTCCCACTCCAGATCAAAATTATAAATTTAGAGTGCATTTTAATTTTATGCCTGTTCTATTAGAAAATAACGATACTAATTACATTAGTCTTAACTTTCCAAATGGGCTATTATATTGTTGTTTATCAGAAACATATGGCTTTTTAAAAGGTCCAATAGATATGTTGACACTATACGAAAACAAGTATAAAACTGAGGTACAAAAGTTTGCTAACGAACAAGTCGGTAGAAGACGAAGAGATGACTATACAGATGGCACTGTTCGAATACCGGTAAGATCAGTAAACCCGTAGGAGAAAAATTATGGCAAATACATCAGCAATTTGTAATAGCTTTAAACAAGAGCTTTTAGTAGGAACACACAATTTTACAGCTACAACTGGAGATCAATTTAAACTAGCTTTATTTACTAGCTCTGCAACTTTAGGAGCAGGAACTACGGCTTTTGGTACTGGTAACGAAGTAACTGGAACTGGTTATACATCAGGAGGTGTAAACTTAACAAGTGTAACTCCAACTTTAGATTCATCAACTGCAGTTTGTGATTTTGCTGACGTAAGTTTTACATCTGCATCTTTTACAGCAAACGCTTGCTTAATATATAATTCAGATAAATCAAATAAAGCAGTCGCCGCAGTTGCATTTGGTGGTGACAAAGCAGTTTCTTCAGGAACTTTTACAATTCAATTCCCAGACGCAACAGCAAGTGCTGCAATCATAAGATTAGCATAAGGAGGTCCTCCTTATGGCAAACACTTGGAACCAATCAGGCACAACCTGGAACACTGGCCGTTGGGGCACGACTGATGCTATAACAACTGGTTGGGGTGCAGATGTTTGGAATACAGGTGGATCATGGGGAAAGGCAAATGATGAGGTAGCACAACTAACTGGTCAAGCCATAACTGTATCTTTAGGAGATCCTATATCAGGGGCAAACCAAGGTTGGGGTAGAGCAGCATGGGGTCAAGAACCATGGAGTGAAAGTGATAATCCAGTAGTTACATTATCAAGTCAATTAATTACATCATCAGTTGGAACAGCTTCAGCTTTTAATGAACAAGGTTGGGGTAGAGATACTTGGAACTTTGAGTCATGGGGTTTTAGTGGTTTAACAGTAGAGTTAAGTGGTCAATCAATTACATCAGATTTAGGTGCTAATGGTTGGGGTAATGCATCTTATGGTGACAATGGTTGGGGTATGTTTACTCTAAACCCTGCAGATGTAGTGGGAGTAACTGGACAAGCAATAACATCAGCGGTGCCAGTTCAATTAGATATACCAGAACAAATTCAAGGTTTTTCTATAACTAGTTCAGTAGGATCAATAACACCTGCAGATGTAGTTGGATTATCTAGTCAATTAATAAATTCTTCAGTAGGTTCTATTTCACCTGCAGATGTTGTAGGATTAAGTGGTTTACCATTAACTAGTGCTGTGGGTAATATAGATGCAACAGATGCACAAATTATAGATGTAAGTGGAGTAGCAGCAACATTATCTGTTGGATCAATAAGTCCAGATAATATGTCAGTAGGATTATCTGGTCTTTCAAGAACTTTATCTGTGGGTTCAATAACACCTGCGGATGTAGTGGGATTAACAGGTCAACAAATAACGTCCTCTATTGCAGAATTTGGAGTATCAACAGGATTTGGAATACAAGCATATCAAGATGTTGACACGGGATCAAATATCTCGTATTCTGATGTTGCAACAGGTTCAAATATAACATATAGTGACGTCGCATAGGAGAAAATTATGGCATCAACATTTTCACCCCTAGGGGTAGAACTTCAAGCAACCGGTGAAAACGCTGGAACTTGGGGTAATAAAACAAACGTAAACTTACAACTTATAGAACAAATATCAGGCGGATTTACACAACAAGCAGTATCTGATTCTGGAGATACAGATTTAACTATTAGTGACTCTGGTACTGGTGATACAGCAGCTCATAGAATGATAGAATTTACAGGGTCATTAAGTGCTGGAAGAAATGTTACTATACCTAGAGATGTTCAAACATTTTATTTTTTAAAAAATTCTACAAGTGGATCACAAAACGTAACATTTAAATATGTTTCAGGATCTGGAAGTTCTGTTGTTGTTGCACCTTCAAGTGTTAAAATTGTATTTGCTTCTGCAAATGATGGTACAAACCCAGATATTATTGATATTGGAATGGGTGATGTAACACTTACTGGAACACAAACTTTAACAAACAAAACTTTAACTTCACCTAAAATTGGCACATCTATTTTAGATACTAGCGGTAATGAATTATTTAATTTAACAGCTACAGGTTCAGCAACTAATGAATTTACAATAGCAAACGCAGCTAATGGTAGCGCTCCAACTCTTTCAGCAACAGGAAGTAGTGATTCTAACGTAAATATTAATTTTGCTCCAAAAGGAACAGGTGAAATTGTTATTGGTACAGGATCTGCAAACGCTACTCTTACAACAAACGGTGCTCACGATCTTATATTAGACACAAATTCAGGCACGAACTCAGGTTCAATTACAATCACAGATGGTGCGGATGGTAATATTAATATTGCACCAAATGGGAATGGTGTTGTTCAAGCTGGTGGATCAGCAGTAAAAGTAGCTGGTAAAGAAACTATGTATGTGCCAGCTCAAGCCATGTATGCAGCAACAACAAATGGTGCAGAGGCTGGTCAAGCAGAATTAACAGCTGGAAACCCAGAATTAAAAACTTTTGATTTTGATGCATCAACAGCAGAATCAGTACAATTTAACGTATGTTTTCCAAAATCTTGGAATGAGGGAACTATTACATATCAAACTTTTTGGTCCGCATCTGCAACAAATACAGGTACAGGTGGATACAAATTATCTGGTGTATCAATAGGAGATAACGTTGACTATGATACAGCTTTCGGAACAGCGGTTGCCAACACAGCCAAAGCAGCTAGTGGAACTCAAGATGATTTAATGGTTAATGATGAAAGTGGTGCTGTAACAATTGCAAGTGCTGCAGTAGACACAAACACAGTTTTTAAACTAGAAAGAAATGTTGCAACAGACACTAATACTGGAGATTTAAGATTAGTTGGAGTAAAAATATTCTTCACGACTGATGCAGCAAACGACGCATAGGAGGAATAATAAATGTTTGGATATCAAGTTTTAGGATTCGGAGCTGGTGGTAAATCACCTACTGTTGAAGCAACAGGTGGAAATACAATAGCTGATAATGGAGATTTTAAAGTCCATACTTTTACATCACCCGGTCAAATAACTTTTTCAAAAATAGCTTCAACCGTATCTGTAGAATATTTACTTGTCGCTGGAGGCGGCGGAGGTGCAGATGGCGGGGGGGACGCAGGCGCGGGAGGCGCGGGCGGACTTGTTGAAGGTTCATCTAATCAATTCTCTGCAGCATCTTTTGCAATAGCTGTTGGATCTGGTGGAGCTGGAAGAGGTCAACCACAAAACGGTCAATCTGGTGACAATGGTGGTAACACTACTTTTGATATATCCCCTACTTCAGGAACACAAATGACAGCTCAAGGTGGAGGTCATGGTGGCTCGGGCGGAGGTGGCTCGGGCGGAGGAGGCACGAGGTCTACGGGAGGCTCAGGCAACCAAACTAATCAAGGACAAGGTCAAGGTTTTGGAAATCCTGGCGGAGCGGCAGGAATGACACATATCTCCGGAGGAGGCGGCGGAGCGGGAGGCTCTGGAATGACAGCCTTAGGTGGTCAAGGAAGACAAAATGATATTACAGGTTCACAAGTATTTTATGCCGGAGGCGGCGGCGGAGCACGACAATCAGGCCCTGCTATGAATTTTGATGGCGGACAAGGTGGCGGAGGCAATGGATCAAATCAATCGGGAAATGCGTGTACATCTGGAACTGATGGCCTAGGTGGCGGCGGAGGCGGATCGTGTGATTCACCTACAGCTGGAAATGGAGGATCTGGAGTAGTAATTGTAACTTACGATCAGTTTGCATCATAATGAAAACTTTAGCTAAAATGGATGGAAATACAGTAGTCAATATAGAGGCTATTGATGATTGGAGATGCACTAACGATGATGGTCAAATCGACGAAACAGTCGCTAAAAACCATTTAACAAAAACAGGTTCTAATCCTGATGAGTATATTTTATACATGCCAGAAACACACATAAATGCTCCAAGTATTGGTGGCACTTATGATAGTGTTAATAATAAATTTATAAATAAAAAGCCTCATTCTTCATGGGAATTAAATACAACTAATTGGCAGTGGCAACCAACGGGCGGCTGGCCAGCAGATTCAAAACATAATGGTGGTGCGAAAGCATATTTTTGGAATACAGAAACTGAATCAATAGAACCCATAATAGACGAAGAATAAATCTACGTTGACTTGTAATAGGTTTCTGTTATAAGTGAATATCGAAAGACATGAATTTAGTAGATTTAGATAAAATTATAGTTATAGGCGGTGGAAGCGCTGGTTTAATATCTGCCCTTATGTTAAAAAAAACATTTGTCACAAAACATATAGTAGTAATTAAATCTAAAAAATTAGGCATCATAGGAGTTGGAGAAAGCACTACGGAACACATGACCAGGTTCATGAAACACGTTGGTATATCTAGACAAGATTTAATTAAACATTGTGGTGCAACTTTAAAAGCAGGAGTATTTTTTCAAGGTTTTAGTAAAGATAATTTTATGCATTGTATTGCCCCTCCGTATTCTAATACACATAACGCGTATTATTATATATATGGTCAACTAATTGGATACAAAAAAAGAAAATTTAATCTTTATCCTGAGTTTTTTAATTATTCTGAAATGCCTATTGAAGCTTTAGAAAATCAAAGTTGGATATATCAATATCACTTAAACACTTTTAAATTTAATAAGTATTTATTAAAACTTTGTGAAGAAAGAGGGATTGAAATAGTAGATGAAGATTTGCAAGACAAAGACATTATTTTAAATGATAAAGGAGATATAGAAAAAATAATAGGAAAATTTAAAGAACACAAAGCTGATTTATATATAGATTGTTCAGGTTTAAAAAGATTGTTAGCCAATAAATTAAAATTTAAATGGGTGTCTTACAAAGAATATTTACCTTTAAATTCTGCAGTTGCATTTCCTACAGAAGAAACTAGTGAATATAATTTATACACTTTAGCAAAAGCTATGAAACATGGTTGGTTGTGGAGAATACCAACTCAGACTAGAACAGGTAATGGTTATGTATTTAACAAAGATTTTGTGTCTCTCGATGATATAAAAAAAGAAATTAATTCTACATATAATAAAGAAATAGAAATACAAAAATCTTTTGAGTTTGAGCCAGGTCACTACAGAGAAATGTGGAAAAATAATGTTGTAGTAGCAGGTTTAGCTAGTAGTTTTATAGAACCTTTAGAGGCCACTTCCATAGGTAGCACTATTCAACAAATGTTTATATTAATGCATTTTTTGCCATCAGAAGACAAAGTTAGTAATAATAAACAATATTATTATTTAATGGAAAATATATTTAATTTTGTTTCATTACACTACAAAGTTCAACGAGAAGATACACCTTTTTGGAAACATGTTAAAAATTTAAAAACTACAGATTTTTTAAAAGAGTATCTTCCAATATGGAAAAACAGATTACCCCAAGACTCAGATTTTAATGGAGGTTGGAATATGTTCTATGCACCTAATTTTATAAATGTTTTGTTTGGTCTTGATTTATTTGATTTAGAAAAGATAACAAAAGAGTGTAGATTGTATCCGTATACGTTAAGAGTAAATGCAACTAAGATATTTAGAAACCAAAGAAACTGGGAAAAAAATTGTCTCAAAATATCACACAAAAAATTTATTGATATGATTTATAAAAATAAACCTAAAAATTTAGAGGAAGAAAATGTCATCTTTTAAACCTACTACCGAAGCTCATTTATACGATCCAATAAATCATGAAAAACAAATGGCTACCCATATTCCAAACTTTGGGCTTTTATCGGGTAAAATACCAGACGATCTTTTTTCAAAAGTAGAAGACGAAGTTAATACTATTTATTCTGATTTTAACAATTCTAGTTTTTATGGTCACAAACTAGCTGGTAATATAAAAAATGAATATGGATTAAGTAAATGTAAAAAAGATCTTGAAAATTTTATGGTTAATCAAGCACTTGAGTATGACAAAGCTTTTGATTATGGACATCAAATTAAAATAGCAGATAAAGACATGCCTTATATAATGAAAGAATCTTGGGTTAATTTTCAAGCTAAACACGAGTTTAATCCTTTTCACACGCATACAGGTATATATAGTTTTGTTTTATTTGTTGATATTCCGTACACTGAAGAGGACATGAGTAAGTCTCCAGGAGCTAAATCAAATAGTAATTGTGCTGGTGCATTATCATTTTATTACACCGACATTCTAGGTGGAATGAGAGACTTTACTTTTAAAGCTTCTAAAAAAGACAAACAATCTTTTATTTTTTTTCCTGCTAAACTACCTCACTCTGTGCATCCTTTTTACGAAATAGATACGTATAGAATTACCGTGTCTGGTAACATAATTTATAAAAATGATTAATCTTTTTGCTAATGTAGTAGGTGTATATAAAAATTTAAAACACCTTGATATACAAGAGTCTTTAATTAAAAGATGTTTGGATATAAAAGAAAATATAATTGCAAGTGAAAATGGTTGGCTTAGTAAAGATATATATACTACACATAATAAACATAACATTACATCAGACTTAAAATTTGATTCTTTAAATCAATGGGTTGAAGATAGTATAATAAATTATTGTGATAGTTTACTGTATTCTAATAAAATAAAAGTAAAAGATGGTTGGTTTAATATTTACAACAAGGGTGATTTTCAAGAGTGTCATGAACATGCTAACTCTCATTTAAGTTGTATTTATTGTCTCAAAGGTGATGAGGGCTCTTCTAGAATTTTTTTTAAAAAAAGAATAAGTATGTTTCCAATACCAGTTAAAGAATATACAGAAACCAATTGTGAGTATCATTGGGTTCCATTTGTCCCAGGAACTTTATACGTATTTGAAAGTGCTCTTACTCACTATATAGAAAAACATAATTTAGAAACCGCTAGATATAGTTTAGCATATAATTTTACTCTACAATGAATCAAAAAGATATTAAGATAATTAAAAATTTTTTATCAAAACCATATTTTGATGAATTACAAGCACTTTTTATGGGTTGGCACATGCCATGGTTTTTTAATGAAAATAGTTTAAGAGAAGTAGATGATAAAAGTTTTATGTTTACACACGCAATTTTTTTTAAAGAACACGGCTGGGTAGGAAATGAACTTGTAAATAATATGGTTAAACCTATGTTGTGGAATATCAAAGAACACTTAAATTATAGTCAGTTATCTAGAATAAAAGCAAATTTAACCACTAATCAAAACAAACAAGTTGTGCACCCTACTCATCGTGATTGGGGAGGAGCAAATGCAGACAACTATAAAATAGCTGTGTTTCATATCAATACATGTAATGGATTTACACAAGTAAAAGATAAAAAAATAGATAATATAGAGAATCAATTAATTATATTTAACAACGTTGAACATTGTTATGCTACAGCAACTGATTGTTCATCAAGAGTAGTAATTAACTTTAATTTTATAACATGAAAATAAAATCTTCAGTAGAAAATTTAAAATGGGAAATATCTGGAACGATATATAAAGTATTAATAGAAGATGAAAATATATTACAAAAATTAGAGAATAAAATAAGATCTAATATTGATGATAAAATTTCTTATGAAACAAATGTAAAAGGAAGAATGACTCATTGGGATGCATTTAAACATGATGATGATTTTAAAGAATTAATATCTGAGTTTTTTAACAAGTGTTCTTACTATGATATATTTCATGGAGCTAAATCAAAAGATGGTTTGTTTCATTTTCTTATTAACAACGCTTGGGGTAATATTTTAAAAAAAGGAGAAAAGGTTAATAGACATCATCATTTAGGTGTAGATTATGCAAGTGTATTGTATTTTGATAATCATGCTCCTCTGTATACAGATGCGGGTAAAATAAAAACTGAAAGAGGTTTGATAGTAACAATACCATCATTTTTATTTCACTGGGTAGAACCATTAGATAAAGATATTGAAAGATACACTATAGCTTGGAATTGGTCTTTTACTAAAAAATGGGATCTGCCAGGAGTTAAAGAGGAGATTTTAAAATGAATCATATTGAATCTCCTATTATATTTAAAAAAGTATTTACAAAAAATTTTTGTAATAAAATATTAGAAATAAAAAATAATAGATCTTTTGGAAAAGGTTTAGTATCACAGGAAAATAATTTAGATAAAAGCATTAGAAAATCTGATATTATATTTACATCAGAGTCTTGGATATATAATGAAATAACTCCTTTATTTAAAAAAGCAAATAAAATGGGTAAATGGAATTTTAATATAGACTGGTATGAACCTGCTCAAATAACAAAATATGATAAAGGTGATTATTATAAATGGCATGCTGATCAACATAATGAGATTTATTCAAATGATGATAAAAATTTAAATTTTAGAAATAAAATAAGAAAAATTTCTTGTAGTTTATTATTGTCTGAACCTGAAACTTATGAAGGGGGCTCAATGGATTTTGCTGTTCCAATTTCTAAAGATGGAAACCTTGTAATTCAAAAAACAAACGTGCCTCCATTACCAGCAGGAACATTAATTGTTTTTCCCTCTTTCATACATCACAAAGTAAATCCAGTAACAAAAGGAATTAGATATTCTTTAGTAATCTGGGCACTAGGACCTGCTTATGCTTAAAAAAATTGAAAACTATTTAAGTAAAAATGAGATAGAAATACTATCACAATATTGGAAACTAAATAAAAAAAATATGAAACCTTGTCCACAATCAATTGGTTCAATTAAAAAATATAAAGATATTTTAAGTGATTCTATTTTATTAGTTAAAAAACCATTGTTGGAGTCGATAGTGGGTGAACCATTATTAGCCACGTATTCTTATAGTAGAATGTATTTTAACGGCACAGAATTACTTAAACATAATGACAGGCCATCTTGTGAAATTACTGTAACTGTAAATATTTATGCAGACAAAGATTGGAAAATATTTTTCATCCCTGCAGGATCAAATAAAAAACCTTTGGGTTTAATGACTAAACCTGGAGAGGCTTTATTGTATGAGGGTAGAAAGTATGATCATTGGAGAGAAAAATATGAAGGTCAAGAATGTATGCAAATTTTTTTACATTATGTCAGAGAAAATGGACCTTACAAATCTTTTTATGAAAGTGAGAAGGCAAAAATTGGAGATTGAATAGGGGCATATATTAGAATATAATGTTGTTGCTATGCTACAAAAAATAGGATTTCAGCCAGGTATTAACAAACAAATTTCAGAAACTACCGCAGAGGGTCAGTGGGTTGACTGTGATAATGTTAGATTTAGATACGGATCTCCTGAAAAAATAGGGGGATGGAATCAATTAGGAACTATAAATGAAAACGAGCTTACAGGGGCTGGACGTGGTCTTCATCATTTTGTTAATAGTTTAGGTAGAAGATATGCCATAATTGGCACAAACAGAATTTTATATGCTTTCTCTGGAGGTGTATTTTATGACATACACCCAATTAAATCTACAACGACTCTTACAAATGCGTTTAGCACGACCAACGGGTCACCAACTGTTACGATAACATTCTCAACAGGTCACGGTATTAATCCGCAAGATATTGTTTTATTAGATGGTTTTACTGCAATAACTAATTCTAATTTTAGTGCATCAGATTTTAATGATAAAAAATTTATGGTAACTACTGTTCCAACAACAAAAACAATAACAATCACTATGCCATCAAATGAAACAGGGTCTGGAGCCACGACGTCTGGTGGTATTAGAGTACAACATTATTTTCCAGTTGGATCTGCTGTTCAAGAAAAAGGATTTGGTTGGGGTCTTGGATCTTGGGGTGGAGAAGCCTCTAACCCAGTAACAACTACTTTGAATGGAGCACTATTAGATGATGCTAATGGTACAGGTGGATCTGGAACATCAATCGTTTTAGCGGATGCTACACAGTTTCCAAGCTCTGGTACAAATTTTATACAAGTAGGAAATGAAGAAATATCTTACACAGGAATTACAGGTGGCACAACTTTAACTGGTATTACAAGAGCTGTTAGAGGTTCAACTAGATCAGGACATAGTAGTGGTGCTTCAGTTAAAAATAGTTCAGACTATGTTGCTTGGGGTGAGGCAGCATCTGGTGACTTAGTTTTAGAACCAGGTATGTGGTCAATAGATAATTTTGGTGATAAAGCTATTTGTTTAATTCACGATAGTTCTGTATTTGAATGGGATTCTTCTTTATCAAATGCAACAGAAACAAGGTGTAATATTATATCTGGAGCACCAACTGCATCTAGACACATGGTTGTATCAACACCAGATCGTCACTTAGTTTTTTATGGAACAGAAACAACTATTGGAGATGTTACGACACAAGATGACATGTTTATTAGATTCTCGGATCAAGAAGATATAAATACGTATACACCTACAGCAACCAATACAGCAGGCACACAAAGGTTGGCAGACGGATCACAAATTAGAGGAGCGATTAGAGGTAGAGATGCAATCTATGTTTGGACTGATACAGCATTGTTTACACAACGTTTTGTTGGATCACCTTTTACATTTGCCTTTTCACAAGTAGGAACTAACTGTGGATTAGCAGGTCAGAATGCATGTGTAGAAGTTGATGGTGCTGCGTATTGGATGTCAGAAAACGGCTTTTTTAGATATGCTGGTAAATTAGAATCTTTACCTTGTTTAGTAGAAGATTTTGTATTTGATGACATAAACATGGAATCAGGTAATCAAATGATTTCAGCAGGGTTAAATAATTTGTTTGGAGAGGTCACTTGGTTTTATCCACAAGCTACATCTACTGTTGTTAATAGAATGGTCTCATATAATTATTTTGACTCGTCACCAAGAAGACCTGTGTGGACTATAGGATCTCTTTCAAGAACCATGTGGCAAGACTCTGCAGTCTTTCCAAGACCACATGCTTTAGAGTATGATGCAAGCACAGACACTTCTTTTGATGTTGTAGGAAATACTGAGGGTAGAACATCATACTATGAACACGAAACAGGAACTGATCAAAATAGAAATGGAACAATAACTGCTATAACTTCAAATATATCTTCTGGTGACTTTGATATTACTCAAAGAATAGCTAGAGGAGCTACAACGGGAACACCTGATATTAGAGGTGATGGTGAGTTCTTGATGAAGATAAGAAGATTTATACCTGACTTTATATCTCAAACAGGTGATGCACAAGTTACTTTAGAATTAAGAAATTTTCCTAATGATACTAAAGCAAGTTCTGCATTAGGTCCTTTTACTGTAACAACGGCAACACAAAAAGTAGACACTCGTGCTAGAGCAAGATCTATATCATTAAAAGTTGCAAATACAGGAGCTAGTCAAACTTGGAAACTAGGAACGTTTAGATTAGACATACAACCAGATGGACGTAGATAATGGCAAAAATAGTACAAGTATTAACAAGACCTAGCGCAGAATATGATTACACTGTAGCAGAGGCACAAACTAGAGATTTAGATGGTGTTATTGAAAAATTAAACACTACCTTTCAACAAGAACTAAAAGAGGAATTAGAAGCATTTAACTTCTTTATTAATTAATGGCTAATAGTTTTATAAATAAAAAAGTAGATTTAACTACGACTGACCTTACAACACTGTATACAGTGCCTACGGCAAAAACAGCTGTTGTTAAATCTTTATTAGTTGCTAATGATTCAGGATCTGGTTGTAACATAGATATTACTTTAGTAGATGCTAGTGGTAATATATTTAGTTTGTTTAAAACAAAGACTATAGCAACAATCACTACAACAGAACTATTAACTCACCCTCTTGTAATAGAAGAGAGTGAAGCTTTAAAAGTACAAGCTAGTGACGCGGATGAGCTGCACGTCATAGCTTCAATATTAGAAATACAGCCAAGAGAGGTTACATAATGCAACTAATAAAACCAGAAAAGATAATAGAAGAGATATCTAATATTAAAACAGGTGAAAAATACATAAGTGATCAAGAGTGGAAAGCTAAGGGTATACCAGAATCTGACATAAGAAGAGATGTTACTGTTGTAATGCCTAGCCTTGATTTATTTGGAAAAACAAAATAAGATAGACAAATGGCCATAACAAGAGCACAACAAGCAAAACAAATGTTACAAGACGGCGGTATGCTAGTCAAACCAGGATTTGGTGGTAAAAGACAAGGATACAGACAAGGTGACAGAGAAAGTTATGGAGCTGAAGGTCAGTACGCTGATTCAGGTGGTAAATCAGGTCAAGGTGGAGGGGGTCAAAAGGGTCCACCAAACAGAAGAGAAGCAGGAATTAGGGCTCGATTTACCGGTCCAAGCGGAAGAACCACAGGGCTAATAGGTAACCTCAACCCTGATTTAACAAGAAGCAGAAATCCATTAGCACAGTTTGGTCCAAAACCACCTGCACTTTATGATGATTTTGGTCCAACCACAAGAAATTTTAATTTCATGCAAGATATGCGTAAAAAAGTTAATCCACTAGGAGTATTAACACAAATTCCTGGAACAATAGGTTTTATAGCAAGAGCTTTAACACCAAACCCATTTGGTTTTGGACCTCCAGCTATGGAATTACAAGATCCAACCAGAGGAGATGAAGGTGGTAAAGATATACCAATATGGATGCAACTCGGTTATAGTAGTGAAGCAGAATATCTTGCAGCTATGGCTGGGGGAGCTTCACCATCAGAACCAGCAGCAACAGAAGATCCACCTGTAGATTTAAATAAAGTAGCATACAGACTTATGGCAGATGGTGGAGCAGTCATGGACGACGAACCACGGCAAGCGTATGGATTAGGTAGTATTGTAAAGAAAGCAACAAGAGCTATTAAAAAAGTTGCAAAATCAGATATAGGTAAGTTAGCATTATTATATGCAGGAACAGCAGGATTGGGATCATTAGCAGCTGGCGGTGGCATGGGAAGTTTATTTAAATTAGGAACTTATGCACCAAGTTCATTTGCAGCTAATGTTCCTAAAATTTTTAGCAGAGCAGGTTTAAAAAATATTTTAGTTGGAGGTAAAGGAGCAAGTTTAGGTGGTAATCGTGGAATGGGAGCTGGTATAATACCAAAGTTTTCTGGTATTCTTGGTTCAGGTGGAGCGCTATCACCGCTTAAAGCAATAACAGCAGTATCAGCACTACCATTCTTTTTGGGTGATGAAGAAGAGGATAAAGAAGCAGAATTAGATTCTTATCTCACAGCAGGTTTAGATATAGATGCTATTAGAGCTGATCCAAGAGCTGCTCAAGGCAGAGCTTTTAGATTAATGGCTGAAGGTGGATCAACAGAAGAAAAAGAACCAGTGGCTAAAAAGGTAATGCCACTAATAGATATGGATGGTAAAGAAAAGGATTATAGAGAAACAGGTGGTTTTGTAGATATAGGTAGAATGGAAAAAGCAGATGATGTACCAGCTAGATTATCTAAGAATGAGTTCGTATTTACAGCAGATGCAGTCAGAAATGCAGGTGATGGAAGTGTGGACAAAGGTGCAGAAGTTATGTATAACATGATGAAAAACCTCGAAGCCGGGGGTGAAGT